ATCAACGCCCGCCGCACCCCCGTCATCAGGTGGGCCGGTGTGGCCGCCGCCTACACCGGGCGGCTCGAACTCCTCGCCTACGCTGAGGAGAGCGCCCGCCTCGAACGCATCCTCGAGGCCCGTCAGCCTGTGATCGCGGTTCACTCGCACGACGCGTGCGACCTGAAAGACTGCGACGTGCCCGCCGTGCGCGTCCTGGTCATCACGCACGCGACCAGCCAGCGCACGGGCCGCCGCGACCGGGTCCGCCGCCAATGGACCCTCGATTACAAGCAGGTTGACCTCGAGGAGGCAGCCGGCCTCCTCGGGAATGTCCCCGTCGTCACGTGGGGCGCGTGGGACGCCGCGTCTAAGTGGCGAGGCCGCTCCTACGTTGACCTCCTGCGCGAATTTGCGGGGATGCAATGAGGGGCGGCCCGAACGCAGCGGCGCTCGCCGCCCCCGCGACCATCACCGTGTCCGTGTCGTCGGTCCTCGCCGGGCGCGTCCTCGCAGAAAGCATCCCCGTTGTCAGCGCGCAGCTCGAAGCGTCGACGGATCGCACGCCGCGCGAGCGCCTCACTCTCGAGGCCCCTCACGGGTGGGTGCCTCGTGACCCCGGCGCCCCGTTGAACAACTTCGGGCAGCGGCTACGTGTGGTGCAGACGATTAGCACCGGGGGCGTGACTACCCGCGTCACCGTGGGTATCTACCAGATCGACGCGTGGGAGGAAACAAGCGCCGGCGGCGTATCCGTGACCGCGTATGACCTGCTTCAGCGGTGCGAGAAGAACCCGATGGACTGGCCCTCATCCCCGCCCGGCGGCGCGACCGTCTCGTCCGAATTCCAGCGCCTCGCGGGCACACCGGATGAGGGCGGCCTGCAGGTCATCGTCGACGACGGCGACCAGCCGATCCCCCGCACGTTCGAGTGGGGCACCAGCCGCACGGAGGCAATGGGTAAGCTCGCGGACGCCTACGGTCTCGCCTGGACTGTGCGCCCTGACGGCTGCCTTCACGTGTGGAAGCCCGCGACCGGGTTCGCATCGGAGACCTACACGGGGCGCGACCTCCTGATCGAGGCCGCCCGCAAGAGTGCAGAGCGCCGCCCGAACCGCTGGTTTGTCGGCACGACCGGCGAAACCCCCGAAGGCGGCGGCGACGCGCCCCACTACGACGGCATAGCGACCCTATACGACGCGCCCTACCAGCCCGCCGTCTACGGCGTGGTGACGGAACGCAACGAAATGCAGATGGCCGACCTTGAGGGCACCGTCCAGCAGGCCGCCGAAACGTATCGGGCGAAGGCCCTGGCCGCCCGTGGGACGCGCAGCCTTGCCCTCGCATCCGACCCGCGTATCGAGCTGTGGGACACGATCAGCGTGGAGACGGGCGAGGAGGTCGTGACCGGCACCGTCACCGGCTACTCGATAGATCTGGCCGATTCTGACGCACAAATGCGCGTCGATCTGGAGGTTTACGCAAGTGTCAACGCCCGATAGCCTGTCCGATTGGCTCGACCTCACCCCCGCGCGCACCCCCGCACCGCATACGGGGCCCGTGCAGGGCACGGTCACGGGCATTGTGGACCAGGGCGCCGGCCTGGTCGAGGTCACCCCCCACGGCGCGCCCCCCGGCACCAGCGTGGTTGTCCCCTCGACGGCGGGCATCACCTGGCAGGGCGCGCCCGTGCGCCTGGACCGCGACACGACCGGCGCGGCGACCCTTGCCCACGCGCCCACCGTCGCCGCCCCCACCGGCGTGACCACGGTGCCCGTGGGAGAGGCCGCCAAGGCCGCCCGCGACGCCGCGAACCAGGCGAACGCCGCCCTGCAGGGCGCGCAGGCCGCCATCGAGGAAACCCGCGACGACCTCACCAGGAAGATCGCCGAAGCCAACGCGGGCCCTATCGATGGTTCACGCATCAAGGCGGGCACGGTCACCGCCCGCGAAATCGTCGCAAGCGAGGCGCTCTACAGCAAGCTCGCCGCGTTCGACACGCTCACCGTCGTGGACAAGATTCGCGCCGAAAACGCGGTCATCCCCGGCGAGCTGATCGCCGACCGGATCACGGGCAAGTGGATTAGCGGCGCGCAGCTGCGCGGCTCTGAGTTCGTGCTCGGTGGCGTCGGAACCGCCCGCACCCAGCGCGGCGATAGCTTTATGATCTGGCGCGCGAACTTCACCGATGGGAACCCTGACGGCGAAAACCCCTCGACCGTCGCCCGCTGGCTAGGCTCACACCCTGTTTTTGACATCACCAATCCCGGCGCATGGGGCGCCGAGCACGTCGAAACCTCCCAGACCCCAACCACGGGCAAGGCCGTGCGCGACCTGCGCGTCACCCTCACCCTGACCGCCCCCGCCGGGGCAACCGTCACGGCGACATACCTGATCGGCGGCGACCCAGCCGTCAGCTCCACCTCCACCAGCCAAGCCACCAGCCGCACCCTCACCCTGAACGTCGGCGACCTCGAAAGTACCGACCAGCGCCAAATCAGGGTCACCGCAACATGGCCGCCCACCACGCCCGCCGCGGGCCGCCACTGGCCGATCCGCCTCACCCTCACCAACTGGACCGAGGCATACTCAGACCCCGCACCGTCGCGCATCAGCATGACCCGCACCAGCCAGAACGTGCAGATCCAGCTCGCAGACGGCAAAGGCAACGACACCGCCCTCACCCCCACCGGCCTCGCCTACTGGCAGACCATCAACGGGCGGCGCACCCTCGTGTCTGAGCTGCCCTGGGCTGCGCTCGCGGACAAGCCCGCCTTGTGCTGGGCGTCGGGAGAAGTCGAGTCTGTGGTTTTCAACGGCGACGTGTGGAACCGCCTACAGCTCATGTCAGGCGGCCGCAAGCTCGTCGAAACCGGCGGCACGTGGAAAACATCGGACGGCGGGCAGACCGTCACGGTCCCCAAGGCCGGCGTCTACCAGGTCGAAGCGTGGACGGCAATCAAATCATACAGCTGGGACGGGACCGTATTGCTCGCGGTCACGAACGCCGCGAAGGGCGCCGTCTACAGCCCGTCGTCAGCGTTCGGGTCAGTCTACGCGTACGGGGCCGCCGGCCCCAACCAATACATGACGATCCGCACCTCTGGCCTAATCCGGTGCGGGGAGGGCGAGCGAATCGGAATCGCGTTGCTATCAAATCAAGCTGCCTACGCGACCCTCAAGGACTACAGATTCACCGCAACCTACCTACGACAGTAAGGGAGACCGTCTTGACCGTCGAAAACTGGAACAGGGTCCGCACGCCCGAAGCGGGCGAGGACATCCTCGCCACCTGGCCGAAAACCGCCGCGTCCATTGCTCATATCATCCACGTTGACACCGAGGACGAGGCGCGTAACATCCTCGACGCCGCCGCCCGCGCCGGGGCAACACCCACAGCGGGCCGCCCCGTCTACTTCGACCTCGCGAACAACCTGTACAAATGCGCAGGCGCGAAGGACCAGCGCGGGAAATGGGCACTCACCCGCCTGGCTCCTGTTACCACGTACGGGGCCGCCGCGGGCAACTGGGTCGTCGGCGGTAAGGCAGCGGTCCCCGCGCAGGTCGAGCGCGTCGAGCAGCACGGGCGGTGGACCGGATTCGCGCAGTACGAGGGCATCGCGGGCGCGAAGCGGTGCGTAACCCCGTTTATTAACTTCCCGGTCGCTTTCCCCGGCGACTGTGTCCACGTTGGCGTGTCGTTTGCGTATGGGCAGGTGAACGCGGACGTTAACGCACACGTTCCGACCCGATGGGCTGTAGACATGCTCAACGCGACCGGATTCCGCTTGACATTCCCTGATCGCGACGTGGCCACCGCCGTCGCGTTCACCTTCCACGCCACCGGCTACTGATAGGAGCCAACATGACCACGAAGGGCGAAGCCCTCGCATCCTGGATGACCTACTACACGACGGTCGCCGACGTCGGCTACTCGCAGCCGAACCGCCAGTCGATCAACGCCCTGACCGAGCCGGTGCCCGGCGTGGTCGCCGAGGCCGACTGTTCCTCCTCCACCCTGGCAGCCGCCCGCCGCGCAGGCCTGCCCACCGGCTACGCGACTTACACGGGGGACATGCGCGCGGGCCTCGAGGCCGTCGGCTGGGCAGTCATCCCATACGCGCAGACTGGCGGCGACGCCGACAACCTGTACCCCGGCGACCTGCTCCTGTCCGAGGCCGCGTCGGGCGGTGTCGGCCACGTCGCCGCTTACACCGGCAATGACACGGTCGCCGAGCTCTGGATCGACGGGCACGGCGACATCATGGGGTCCGCTGAGGGCGACGGCGCGGGTGACGATACCGGCGGCGAATCTCGCGTCATTAACTTATATGCGCACCCGTACACGGTGCGCGGCCTGTGGACGCACGTCCTGCGACCGCCCGCCGAGGCCGCCGACGGCACCACTTCCACGACTTCGGGCGCGGCCCCCGCGCACGCAGCTATCACACCTGATCTGATTGGAGACGATATGTACATCATCACGACCAAGACCCCGTGGGGCGAGTGGGCTTACGCGCTCATTCACGCGACCGTGGGCGGCGCCCGCGCCATTGACAACACGTACGGGGAGCGCACCGCGTATGAGCAGATGCTCGGCGCCGCGGTGATCGTCGACTGGGACTTCGTGACCCGCCCCGCCCGCAGGGCGGGGGCCCCCCCCACCGCGGCGGCCGCCGCCATTCGCGGCGGGGTCCGTGAGGACATCGACGCAGCCGTGCAGCGAGTCCTCGACGCCACCAAGAAGGAGGCCTGACCGTGAACCAGCTCCTCCTCGGCCTACAGGCCGATCCTTTCCTGGTGACGGTCGTCGTCGGCCTCATCTGGCCGATTGTGCAGGCGGCGCTTGATCGCCCGTACTGGACACCCGCCCGCCGTAAGGTGCTGCTCGCGGGCGTCGCGGTCATCGTCTCCCTGGCCGTCTGGGTCTCGGGCTCCTACCCGGCGACCTGGCAGTTGTTCCTCGCGCAGGCGTCGGTTTTCCTGGGTATCGCCTGGTCCGTGTTCCAGGTCCTCTCTGCCGTCAAGATCAACGGCGTGTCCCTGATTGACTGGGCGGGAGCCCTTACCCCCGGTGGTGAAACCGTTGACGATGTGCGCAAGGCTACCGACCTTAACCGATTCCTCGCATCCCGTGACGCGGCCCGTGGCTTGGGCGGTGACCGTGCACAGTGACGCACATCCTCTCGGACCCGAAGGTCATCGAGGCCCTTAACGGCCTGGTCGCCGTCCTGATCGCCGGTCTGGGCGGCGCCGCCGCCGTGGGCTTTGCTCGTTTGAAAACCAGCATGGAGTCGCACCTTCAGCGGGCGACCCGCGCCGCTGAGGAGGCGAAGGCCGCCGCGCAGTCGGCGGACGCGCAGGTCAGCAATGACCACTCGTCGAACATTCGCGACGACATCGACGCGGTGCGTGACACGGTGAAGGCCGTCAGTGAGACGGTCGACCGCGTCGCGTCCACGCTCGACAGCCACGGCGACAGCCTGGCCGATATGAAAGCGCGCATCGACCGCATCGATGAGCGCGGCGCCCGCATGTCAGCCGAGATACACGACGAGCGCACAGCCCGCGAAGCGGCAACGCGCCTGATCGACGCGCACGCTCACGATACCCACCGCTCGATCTATGACCGCCTCGACGCGCTAGAAGCGCGCGACACCAAGTAACCCGCCCCCGCGCCGCGACGACCCGCGAGGCTCGCGGCGCGGGCGGCGGGGC